AGTTTGGGATTATCCAGATAACCAATCGGCACCATAAATATGGCTACACCTCCAACTCTTCCGCCAGGATGGAAGCAAATTCCACCACAAACAAATTCTAAAGTAGGAATAGCATATACAACTACTGTACCTGATCCAAATAATCCTGGAGAAAATTTAACATTATACGCAATAACAGATAAACAGGGAAATATCACAGAATACACTTATTACGATTCAAACAAACAACCAGTATTCAACAAAACTCAAAATGGAGATCCACTCCCAGCACCTGGATCTAATCTATCAGCACAAGCTCAAACAAACTTAATAACTTTAGCTACCACACAAAATACAGCACTAGCAACAAGTTTGGGAGGAACACCAAACACACAAACTATTCCGGGTTATACTGGACCTAATGCTAATGGAAATATTTTATTTGATTTGTTGGCTCCGGGTACATTGCCATTTAAGTTTGGTGATGTAGATAGTGTAATTGAAAAAATGGCGAAACCATTAAACTACCCAGAAGATGCTTTATATAATAAAACCCAAGATCATCTATCAATAGCACAATACAGTTATACACCACCAAGAAGTAATGATATATTTGGAGATGCTTTAAATACTTTACAAAAAGGATCTAAACGGATATCACCCTTAAGAGAATTATTGGGTATGGTAAATCTTCCTATGCCAAATAATATAACCGATTCTAATAATGTTTCTTGGGGAGATGATAATATGAATAATTTAAGTGCTGCACTGACATCATATGTTGCAAAAAATGCAGTGATGACTGGTGCAGGAGCATTACTTCTAAACGCAGGAGCTGGTGCTGCTGGTGTTGGTGGTGGTGCAGCACAAACAGCATCTTTAATTCTGGCTTTAACAAAAATGGGAGCATTAGACCCCAATAACACAACTCCAGCAATGAAAACTTTACTTGGGGGAGCTATAAATTCAAGAATACTTTCAATGCTTGGTGTTAATGTATCACCAGAAAGTATTTTAGCAAGGGGATATGGAATTGTCCCAAATAGTAATCTGGAACTTCTATTTAATGCTCCAACATTAAGAGAATTCACATTTCAATATAGGATGAGTCCAAGAAGCAACAGTGAAGCAAAAATAGTAAATAATATTATAAGATTTTTCAAACAAGGAATGGCAGCCAAAAAACAAGATGGTCGTTCTGGTGCTCAATCTTATTTCTTAGGAACACCAAATGTTTTTCAGTTGCAATATAAGACTACTGGAGGAAAAACAATTAAAGGAGTAAATCGTATCAAAACCTGCGCTTTAACTGGATTTGCTATGAATTATGCTGCCGATGGAAACTGGGCAGCATATGATGATGGACAACCAGTATCTGTGATTATGAATATGTCGTTCAAAGAACTTGAACCAGTTTATGATACTGATTATCAAGAGGATATTTTTGACGGAAGAACATTTACAGGAAAAGATGGTTCTGGTGATCTTTACCCAATCACACCAGACGAGGTAGGATACTAAAAATGGGATACTTCAACGAACTTCCAAATCTGGATTATCTATCACAATTACCTGATGTAAATTCAAATGAAACCTATATTACAGTCAAAAATCTGTTCAAAAGAGCAAAATTAAGAACTGATATTGTTAATATTATTACTGCTTTTAATTATTATCAAATTGAAGATAATCAAAGACCGGATGTTATTGCGCAAAAACTTTATGGTGATGCAGAACTTGATTGGGTCATTTTAATCACAAATAACATTACCAATATTCGTGAAGAATGGCCTTTAAGTAATCAAAATTTATATAATCATATGATTGAAAAATATGAAACAGAAAATGCTTTATCTTCTATACATCACTACGAAACAACAGAAGTTAAAGATGAATACAACCGTCTTGTAGTTCCTTCTGGTCTTCAAGTTGATTCAAATTATTCTATTACTTATTCTAAATTGGATAATGCTCTTGTAACAGTTTCACCAGTCAAATCAGTTACAAACTATGAATATGAAATAAATGAAAACGAAACGAAAAGAAAAATTCGTGTATTAAAACCACAATACTTATCTGTGGTTATAACTGATATGAGAAATATTATGAGATATGATAAATCTTCACAATATCTCGATCAAAATACAAAACAATCTTATAATCCAAACCTTACTGGAGTATAAAAACCTTACAGACAAAAAAATCCCCCGAAAAAATATTCGAGGGATAAGGTAATTAAAAGTTAATTTTCGAAATCAACTTTCAGCTAATTTTTGAAAGTATGATAAGGTATCATCTTCATCTTCATCGACAGGACTAGATTTTGAGGACGAAGTAGTTTTTACTGTGGGTTCGAACTCTTCTTCTTCATCAATAGTTTCTGGGTCTTGACGTTTTGTTGCAGTTTTAGTTCCAAGAACAGAATCCAAACGCTTCTTTAAATCCACATAAGGTTTAAAGTTTTTCTCATCTGTAAATTCATTTAGATCATTAAGTGATTTATAGATAGTTTCTAGTTCATCATCATTATCTAAAAGTGGGCAGGGTTCAGCAAACTCCGACTTATCATAGTTCCAATAACCTTCCACTTTACGAAGTTTCAGTTTGAAGTTTGCACCTTCCCAAAAATCAAATGCATTAATGGGTTTCTCATCATCAAACTCTGGCTTCATCGCAGCCATAATTTTATCAAATACTTTCTTACCAAACTTATAAAGAAATACCTTACCTTCATTTTCAGGTGCAACAGGGTCTTTTACGACATATATGTTTGCGTAATAAGAAAGTTTACGTTTACGATCACGAACTATATTTTGATTATCTTTACTTCCAGTATTCCATAATTCACGATTTGCTTCACAAACCGGACATTGCCCTTTATTAGTAGTTAAACAATTATCAATTAACCAACCACCAGGTCCTTGAAATGCGTGAGACCAAACCTGTGCCCAAGGTAATTCACAACCAGAAGGAGCAGGAAGGAAACGAATTACAGCAGAACCAGTACCACCTTTATCCATCGCAGGTTTCCAAAAACGATTATCATCTTTAGAACCAGTTTCATTTAGTTTTTCAACTTGTTTGATAAGTTTCTCGGTTAAAGAACCCATCTTCGATTGCTTTTTGAGATCTTGAAAACTCATATATTCTCCGTATTAATTGTATTGGGATATATTGGACCTATTTATTATAGCAGATACACCTTCAATCGTCAAGTGTTTTTTCAAGTCCATTAATAGTTCTTTCCATCATTTTAAAAAAAGAATCAAATCCTTTCTTTTTATCAAATCCAAGAAACTCAACAGAATCGAGCATATTTTCTTTCATTTCTATTGCTTCTGGATCATCTGAAAGTGAAAGTCTAAAAATAAAAAGTTTTTGTTTTTCCAAAAAGTCTTTCATCAAAATTAAATGTCCCCTTTTTTGTTCCTTATCATAAAAAGGAACGTACATCATTTCTTGATAAAGTTTTTTCTGCATATTTTCAAGTTCTTTCATATCGTTTCTAACTAAATCCGAGCCAAAAAACTTACTCATAATATAACCTCTTTAAGTATAGTTTTATACTTTGATACGTCAATATTTAGAAAAGATTTGTATTTAAAAATTCTCAAACTTACATAATTCCAAATTGGGTCAGTAAGTTTTTTATCAAAATCTTTAACAAAATTTAATAATATATCTAATATTGTGATTGTTTCTATGGTAATACTTTTTTGTAAATATTTTTTCAGTATTTCTGGGTGATTTCCAGTTTTACAATCAAATAAAGATTCAAAGTTTTTCTTATTCATAAAACATTCAGTTTCAGATTTAAACAAATAAGACAAGCTTTGTGTCTTCTTTAACCATTCGTTATATACATCTTCACCTTCACGAATAATATCTCCTATCCAAAGTCGTTCTGGGTCGCTACAGTCTACGAAATTTGCTACAAAATATGCTTTGATTTCTTCGTCTTTTTTTTGTCTCGAAATTCTTTGAAACCAGTAAATATCTTTTCTCTTATAATAACTTTCTTTTGATGCACGACTTCTTCCACAATACTTATGATAATCGTAGGTTTTTTTTGTAAAGTGTGACTTGAACGCAAGATAAGTTTTATATACTTCAAAATCAGTCACAGAGGCAGTTTTGCTTTTGTAGTTTTTTTGAGAAAATTTAATTCTATCGCATCATACTTTAACTTTTCTTTGAGTGGTTTTGAAACAAGTTTTGATATTGTATCAATTTCAATATTATTATCTTCGCAATATAGTACAATTGCATCAATATAATTAACTTTTGAATTTTTTACAATATCTTCAATTTCTTGTGCGAACTTTTGCGGACACAAAAATTTAGCATTTAATTCTTCTTTAATTTCTTCATTCATAGGTTTGAAGTTTATCTCTAACAAAGTCTCTAATAT